CTGAGTTGTGTAATCAATAGGTGCGACCATATTTAGAACTCCAAAGATCCCAAGAACTCACCAGATACTGGATTGATTTGTCCAACGCCAGCCATCTGTTGACCTCCGCCAAAGATGCCAGGGAATACCTTGCCAAAACCACCAGCGCCTTGAATCGCACCGAATGCCTTGGAAATTCCACCTGTGAGTTGATTTTCTGCAAGCGCCCCACCAGCCTGAGCAGCGCCTTGCTGTCCGAGCAGCGTGGAGATGTTCGCGCCTGTGGCTTGTCCAAATGCTGCCTGACGTGCGGCAGATGCTTGACCGATGTTTGCCAGTCCACCAAGACGCTCATATTGCTGGCTGATGAGGTTAGACAGCAACTGTGGACGGAACTGGGCAAGTGCTGCCTGAATGTTTCCACCGCGCAGTCCACCAGTGGCAGACGCACGTTGCAGCAATGCGTTTTCGCCTTGCTCCATGAGGGCTTGGTACTGAGGCGACGCCTCAAGTGCCGCAATGGCCTGCTGCTGTGCAGGGCCACCAGCAATGCCAAGCAATGCCTGCTGCTGGCCAATGGCGCCGACACCAGCTTCACGGTAAGGGGAAAGCAGTTTTGTGATTTCGTCGAACTGACGACGCTGTTCTTCAATGCCATCCTGTGCAGCACCAACCTGAATGCCGGATGCTTCTTGTGCAGTCTCCCGGCCTTCGATTGCGCCGCCAAGTGCGGAGCCGATAGTCCCACCGATAGGCCCACCAAAGACCGTTCCTGCAATTCCACCTAGTGTGCTAAGCAATCCCATACAAACACCTCAATTTTTCATTGGATGCCGCTGGTCGCATTTTCCTCAGCGGCTTGATTTTCCCACAAATGCTTGCTTTTGCAAACGCCTGCCGTAAAATGGTCTGGCAGCTCACCCGACGGGGGACAGGCGACTCATCACCGCTTGCTGCATCTTTCGATGGCTTTCCACTCTGATGAGGTGCGACATGATCACACAAGACCGACTGCGCGAGCTTGCGCATTACTGCCCTGAAACGGGACAGTTCACACACCTGAAGTCCGACCGACGCAAGAAGGCTGGAATGCCTGCTGGGTCGCTGCGCCAGGATGGGTACATCTACGTCATGTTTGACGGCAAAAGAGCCTTGGCGCACCGCTTCGCATGGCTGTACGTGACTGGCGAATGGCCGATGAAAGAGATTGACCACATAGACGGCAACAAGGCCAACAATGCCTTTACCAACTTGCGCCAGGTCAGCAGGCGAACGAACGCCGAAAACCAGCACACGGCCAAGCGCACCAGCACAACTGGTTTGCTTGGCGTGATAAGGCATCCGCGTGGTTTTGTTGCTCGCATCGTCAGCGAAGGCAAGCGCAAGTATCTTGGCATCTTTGAGACGCCAGAGGCCGCGCATGAAGCCTACGTGCAGGCAAAGCGAGAATTGCATCAAGGCTGCACCATTTAATCGTCTTCGTATTCTTTTTCTTCCCATGCCTGGCATGACCTCATGTCATGGCAAATGAAGTCGAACTTGTGGCAATAACCTCGGTATCCTGCATTCACATCCCACTGATTCCATGGGATGCGATCCATTTTTGCTTGCATCAATGGCGTCGCTTCGAAATACTCGCAGTTTGAGCAGCGACGACGACGGGCCTCTTTCTCGTCAACCTGCATGGCCTTGCCCAATGCAACCCAGTAGACCTTGTTGGCCGTTGGCTCGTTGCTTGGGTTTTCTGGGCCGAGCATCCAGTCGTCGATCACCACCTGGGTGTTCTTTTTGTTTTCGGAAGCCGTGATGAACGGCTCGGGCTCTGGTAGGCCAGTGAATCCAGCCATCATGATTTTTGGCATTTCCATGGTGTTCCCCTTAAGTGATTTCACGGCCAGAGGCGCGGATGGTCAGGGCAGTGGCCGTGCCGGTGGTCGAGATGAACCCACCATTGGCCAGCACTTGGCCAACCAACTCTGGGAAGGTGTAGGTCTCGTCCGGTGCAATGGCGCGGCTGTCCACGATCAGGTTTGTAGCGCCAGGGCTTCCGCCGCTGCTCACCAGGTTGACGCTGATTACAGCGTTTGCTGCGCTGGTGTTGGTGGCGGTGAATTTGTCGATGATGGCCGTGCAGTTGGTGGCGGTGTATTGCGTGGTCTGCGCCGCCTCCATCTGCTTGGAGCCAATGAGGGGTTTTGCTATGACTGCCATGGTTTCTCCTTAGACGGCCTGTGCGCCGCTTGCTGTGATTGTCAGGCCTGCGGACGCCGCCTGTACCTGGATGGTTTCGCCTGCGTTCATGACCTGCACGCCGTTGTACTGCAAGGCGTTATTTGCCGGGACTGCGACGTCATACAGGAAGGCGTTACCAGTGCCAGCAGTACCAGCAGACGGAACCAGGAACACACGCACGTTGATGGATGCGCCTGTGGTGTTGGCAATGCTGAACTCCTTAAGCAGCGTGCGCGTGCTGGCCGGTACGGTGTAGAGCGTCGTCACGCCAGTCGTGATGGCGGCCTGACCAAGTTTTGTGGGTGTGATTACATCGAAAGCCATGTGAGCACCAAGTTAGATTTGACAGAGGCTGGAATGGCTGTGGCAGGCAGTGTCGTGACGTTCTTCCAAACCGACAAAGCCGCATCGTATTCCAGCAGGCTGCCATTGGCCACTGGGTTTGTGATTTGGACATTGTGCAACTCGTCCAGCTCGTATCCGTTGTCGATCTTGACGAAGATTTCTCCATTGCCACCAGACTTTTTTTCCACATATCCGATGGTGACCAAGTGCTGCGGAGCAACCGGCTTCACATTCGTGACAGCACCTGGTGTTGTTGGAGACAGATAAAGCACGTCGCCTTCTGTGAAGGCGTTTGTGTTTAGGCCGCGCACAGTGCCAAATACAGTGATGAAGCCTTGGCCATTCAGTGCAAGTGGCTCTGTCACGACACCAATGGTCGCGGCCGATGTCAGGTCTGAATTGGCCAGGGCACGTTTGACCAGCAGGTTTGCACCGTTTGCCCCGGAGATGTAAACGACCATGCCATCGGTCAGAGGAACCGTGTCGTCGTTCTTGACGTACAGCACATTTTCCTGTCCGACTTGCAGTGTGACGTTTCCACCTTTCAAGCCAAGGTCAAGAGTGCCTTCGGTGTCATTCCATCTCAGACGGCCAACAGCTCCTGTCGCCGCTGTGGTGTTTCGAACATCGATGTAGTCCGTCACGACCGAATTGTTGTTCTCGATTACTGGCGCATTGGCCATCATCTCCAGAGCGTTTGCAATGCGGCCGAGCGTGTCCAGTGCCTGCACGGCCTTCTGGTCTGCATTTCCTGCATTGATGGCAGCATCTTTGGCCAGGCTCACGATCTGAGCCAGTGCCTCGTTTGCTGCTGCGCCTGCATTGCTTGCCTCGATGCTGATGCCTTGAGTGTCGCTGGAAGGAGCGACTTCGTCAGCGATCTGAAACAGGCGCTCGAACTGCCTGATTTGCTCGTGGTTCTTGAGGAACGTGGCGAGCTGGTCGCGGGTAAGGTTGAGCTTCTGCGTTGCCATCAGTAGGCCAATGGCTCGATCTGAGCCTCAAGACGGATGAAGGACAGGTGCGCTTGGCTGTCGCCACGGAAACGCTGGATGCGCCAGTTGCGCATGTGGCCCTGCTGGAACCAGGCCAGACGCTTGCGGCTGCCGGTCGTGCCTGCGCGGATGCTGCGGTCTTGGCTCCATGCCTGGCCGTCCACACTGTAGCTGGTCGAGATCATGGGATTGACGCCAAGCGCCACGCTTCCAGTCAAGCTGACCAGCTCCAGCTCGTTGAAGATCGCACCGTTGCTCTCGTTGTAGACGATCAGCGTGCCAAACTCCCAGCGCACGATCTGGCCCCAATGGCTGCTGATGTTGTCCACCAGGTAACCGATGGCGCTGGACTGCGGGTCACCGATCAGCCACTTGTCGTAGGCCCAGACCAGATTCCTTGCGCGATACTGACTGAATCCGACTTGGCTGGTGGTCAGCGTGAACCAGACGGGCTGGCTCAGCTCTCCAGTGGCAGCAGCATCGAACACCAGCGTGCGGTCTGGCAGGTGGACGTACAGGTGCTGGTGGGCTTTGTCGTTGCGTGCCTCCAGCTTGACGCCAGCCAGCTGCGCCTCGGTGTAGCCGAGAAGAATCTGGTCGATCTCCTGCGTGCTTATTTTTTGAGCAGTCGCGTTTGCGCCGAGGTAGATTCCTGGGGCTTCATTGCGGCCGGAGCCAAGGAAGGCGACGCTCTCCACGAACACGCAGCAGCCGAATGTGCCGATGACGCCTTTCTGAATCTGTGCGCCGTCGATTCGCTGGAATGGAAAGAACTCGCCTCCAACGTTGTCGAACACCTCGATTGT